AACATTCATCCTGATTATTTAATAACATTAAGATGGACTTCTTTAGCTCCTAATTTCATCCATGCATACATCCATCCCATCATACCAACATTATAACAAACGTTGATTAATTCACTAGTAAATATCTTAATTAAAAAGTCTTCATCTCCTAGAATGTTCTTTGTTTTCTCGGTTGTTCTAATAGAAGTAACCACAACTGGTTTAGGATTAAGGTGTGGAGAAGTAAAATAGTGAGCTAGATCTTCATCTTCTAATGTTATTAAATAATCAGGATGAATGTTCTCTTTTACTAGATTATGATATTGTCTATCAGAAGCTAGTTTTAATCCGTTAAAATCTTTAAAAGTATCTAAATTATTAGATGGACCAGTACCTAAAATCATCGCTTTTCTCATTGTATTGTTCGCTATAAGTCATTGTATTGACCATTTTAAATCTATCTAAGTTTCGTCGAATCTGAATGTAAAGGTTTCTTGATTACTAGCACCAGGTCCAGCAGTTGTATCAGCTTCTAACTGGTAAATCATATAGTCACCAAATTGACCTGTTGATGGATTTGAAATGCTTCCAGTTAATGATTTTGGAGCACCAGATGTAAATGTGAATATATCTACAGGAGGTGCTGTCATACCAGTATGACTATCAGTTGTTAATTCATCTCCAGAAGTACCAACAACCCCAGTTGCAATTACATAGGTTGTTGCAGATTGTCCCTTTGCTGTTATTCCAGTACCAAAGTTATTTGAGCTGTCTGTAAACCATCTTATATTATCAATTGTTCCAGCAGGGGTAGCAGTTGCATCTAATCTTGTACTTACCCAAAAGGAGAAGTTCTTGCCTGTTGTTGGTCTTTGAACTGGATTAGTTGTATCTGCTGTTGAATGGACATCCTGAGCATTTGCCCTAGTATTAATATCCTTAATATCAGTAGCTACTTGTGCAGCAGTTGTTCCTGTTAATCGTCTAATTACTACGGTTGCAACCATCTCAATTTACCTTTATTTCTAAGAAATTATTAATCATTTTAACTATATTATTGTCTAGGTATTTACTGAATTATAAAACTAGGGGAGACTACTAGAGCCTAATAACTGGTCTTTTCTTACTAGTTATTCCAAAACTAGGACCACTATTCTTTGACTTCTGTTTTCTGCTCTGTCCACATTCACTAGCACAAATAGCTATAGCCTGTTTATCAATCTTCTTCCCTTTCCTTTTCTTCGCAGAAAGACATCTACCTATACAACTTTTATGCTCTGCATTAAAAGATATTGTTTCTCTAATAATCAAAGTTATTTCATCTTTACTGAATTTATTATCATTTGTCAATCTTTATCACCTTTTTGAATTAAATCCTTATCTCTTTTTCCTTGAGATTCTTGCCCTTCGGTTGGAGATGTTTGATCCCTACGTAACATGTCATCTGATCTCTTTGTGGTTACAACACCAGCAGTTTCCTTGATTTCTTGGAGCCATTGTATATGTTCCTTCATCTGTTTCTCTGTCATTGGGTCCATGTTAAAGATCTTTCTGATCTCGTCCAATGTAAATGATCTGGATTCAACAAGTACTGCGATAACCTTAGCCAATTCGCTTCTATCTCTATCGAGTATTAATCTGTTCTTTATATAGAGCCTATCAACTACACTCTTTCTAATTCCAGGTCTAGCAAGATTAACATGTCGTCTAACTAAATCTTCTAATGGACGTTGTATCACTGATGCATAATTCTCTGCTCTTAAAGCTAAGAAGGATGATGCATGTACTATGGAAGTGAATCCTTTACTTTCTCCACCCATTAGACCTGCTGGAGCTCCCATCGGACCACCAATAGATGAATTAATTTGATCTATTAACATATTAGGATCATTAGCTTTAGATACTGGTTCAATAAACTTTATTTCTGTGTTTTTACCTGTTACATATCCTTGATCTGCTTCTCTATATTGTATAGTTTCAGTATAATTCTTAATTGCTAACTCTGCAGCAACCTTAGCAGCAGCTCTTTTCTGTATCATACTACCAGCTTCTTTACTTGGATCAAATTGATCTAGATTTAGTATATGTTGTTCTCTAGGTACATTTCTATTGCTAGTAAGTATATTATTTCTAATTAAGACCTGTTTCCATTGAAGAATGGCTATAAGAGAATTAATTGGAGCTGTACTCCACACATTGATTGTCCACCTACCCAGGTTATCTCTGATTTGGTTTCTACGAGCATTAAAAGAGATATGAAGTATTCTTTTTTTCGGAAAAACCTGACTTGGTACATCAGTAGTTGACATCCTCTCATCTAATGCATACCACTTTGGCTTTCTAATCATTGGTTCATCAAATCCTATTGCTTTCTTTAATTGTGATCTTTTATCTACAGCAGTAACATCACCCATAGGGAATGGTTCTAGCTCTGTAATACCAGAACTATTAAAATGTATTAGATCTACAGCATCACCATATTTCCATAGATCTATTGTATAATGATAAAATAAGTGTTTAAGATTAATCATCCTTGCAAAATCATTAGCTTCTTTAACAGCATTAATTTCTTCATTAGATAATTCTTTATCATCTTGACGAACACCAACAATAGAAATATCTCCTATACTCTTTTCTATCATTAAGGCTATAAGTTCTACGGCTGAAAATAATCTATCATCACCACTATAAAGAGCATCAGCTAGTGCATAACGATTCTGTTGTCTTAGACTCTTTTGATCTCCTAAACGACCACCTATAATATTGGTTGGTACTATAACTAAAGGATCTACAGGTTGAACAAGAGTATCAACAGGATCACTTCTTGCAGCTTGTTTTGATGTTCTAAATATATCAAAGAATCCCATGTCTAAAATCTACCTATATAGTGAGTCACAACACCAGTACTATTTAATCTTGCTTCCTCTTGCTGTCTTCTAATAAAGGAGCCAAATTGAGCTATTGTGTCTGCTTGATCTTTCGATCCTGAGGAAGGGTGATCAACTTTCTTATTCCTGATAATAACAAGTTCTTTAAGTTCCTTAAATAAATAATCAGAATAGGGGACTGATAACACGTCATTGTAAAGATCATTTCTGGTGAAGATCCAGTCATTGAGTTTGAGTTGATTGAAGAGAGGGCTGATCCCGTATCTGCTTGCGAGTTCTCGAAGCTCGGAGTGGAGATAGACATCGTAGATGTAGTATCGGACTGGTAATGACTCAAAAATAGGTTTAAGAACGTCACTGATATCTTTTGTAATAATCTCCTCATTTTTCGCAGCTTTAAATATTGTAGAGCCAATAACTTTTGATTCTTGATTAATACTTAAATATCCTACTGATAGACCGAAGGCATCATGTTTAACTGAGGGATCTACAGTTACATAATATTCAGTTGCATCATCAGCCACTTTCAATAAGCTAAGATCTATCTCTGGAACAAAACCACTTCTAGAATGGATACGAGGATTATTAAGGAATAAATTAGGAATCAGTTTACATCTTTCTTCAACTTGTTTTAACAAAGATTCATTAAACAAACGTTCTCTATCTGATATTGGATCTACACTAAAATCTCTATCAAAGGAATCTGGATCTCTTTTTCTCTCATCTCCCATTGCTTCAAGAGTCATATTAGGATTGAGTTCCCATGTAGGTTTTGATACAGATAAAACCCACTTCCATCCTTCTTTCTTTGCTCTATCTTGTTGATTAGGAGTGAAACTGTTCTCTCCTCTAGAGGTAATAGCTACTCTAATGTTTTCATTCCAAGCTTTAAACAATGCAGTCTGGTTTGATAGTTTAGTATAAGTTGTTTCAGGATCATCATAGGAATCTATCTCATCTGCTACAAAACATTTGAGTGATCTACCTAAACCAGATCCTAGATCACTACCTAGAGCTTTAAGGGTTATATTCTTAGGAAATTTAATAGCATTATAGATAAGATCAAGCTTCATTGCCATAAAATATGGACTATTTGATACTATTTCTTTTGCAGCCTTGAATACAGTATCTAAAGCCTGATGTTCTGCTTTTGCAATATTAACACACATTATCTCAGTGTTTGGAGCCAGTTTGTAGTGTTCTTGTGGATTCTTCATCATAAGAAGCTTATAGGATTCAGTAAGAGCTATCAATGCAGCCATTCTACTCTTTCCACCTTTCATTCCTGCAAAGAACAATAATTCACTCTTTATTCTTCTACCATCTTTATCATATACATAAAAATCCTTGAATATCTGTCTCTTAGATTCCCATAATGGATAGTTACCCATACTAGGATGTTGCCAAAAATAATTAGGATCTATAGTAGCTTTTAATTCATAGATGAGTTTCTCACCAGGAGGTAAGTCACCCCATAAACCAGGTTCACATGTAGGATCTAGATAACTTCTAACCAAGTGTTTTTGATTTGAAAACCAACGGCTCTAGAGTTTTAGCTAGTTTTACTCTACAGTTTTGACAGATATCCTGTAAGACTTTTTCTTTCATATTAGTATATTCTACATGAAGGGTGTTTATATGAACATGAGAAGATCCTTTCAGTTCTCCCTGTATTGTAGCTAATGCTTGTACTAATCTACGTCCTTCTGATACTAGACCAGTATAAGCTTTTATCA